CAAGCTTTGAAATTACGATACCGCAAAGCAATAATATTAAGTTTTTTGATGCTATCAACATTACGCCATTCGCGACAAGCGGATTAATAAGCGTAAGTATCACAAACTATACAACGAGCAAAATTCAGGGATTTGTTTTTTCTCCATTAGCAGAAACCAAGAGTATAAGCTTTCATGTAACACTACATGGGACAGCATCTTAAAGGGGGTGGTAGCCGTGTACTACGACAGCAGTTAGAAAGCCGGTAAAAAGTTAAATAGCATTTATTAGAAAGACACGAAAGTGTCTTATTTTTTTACCCAAAAATCGGTTGCAGGAGCAACAGGACCAAACAAAAAGGAGAGATGAAACATGATGATTTTTGATATTTACAGAAATGCCGGTAACAGTCCGGTAGTGCAGCTTGTAGTTATTGCTGTTGTGCTGGATACGGTTTTCGGCTGTATCCGGGCAGCAAAAGACAGGCAATTCAATAGCTGTTTTGGCATTAATGGAGCAATCCGCAAGATTGGCATGGTGGTGTCGATTCTTGCGCTGATTTTAGTAGACCAGATTGTCAGCTTCAACTTAATTGGATTTCTGCCGGAAGCGGCGCGTGCCTATTTAGGCGACAGAATCGGATTAACCGAGTTTTTTGGAGTTCTGTATATCGCCTATGAAACAGTCAGCATTCTGAAAAACATGGTGCTTTGCGGTTTGCCGGTCAAGGCCTTATGGAAAGCAGTCAAAACATTCCTTGGACGGTATACGGACGAACTGCCGGATGAAGATGAAATTGAATTAGCAGAGTTAGCAGAAAAAGAAAGCGAGGACAAATAATATGATTACAATTACAAAGAATTTAGTATCAGAGGATAAGTACGGCATTAAATGCCCATATGCAATGGAGCCTGTAGGTATTACGGTACATAATACGGCAAACAGTGCCAGTGCTGATGCAGAGGTTTCATATATGATAAGCAACAATAATGAAGTGTCTTACCATTTTGCGGTTGATGAAAATCACGCAGTGCAGGGACTTCCGTTAAACCGTAACGCTTGGCATTGTGGGGACGGTAACGGCAAAGGCAATAGAAAGACCATTGCCATTGAAATCTGCCGTTCAACATCAGAAGACGAAAGCCTGTTTGACAGGGCAGAGGAAAATGCCGCTGAACTGATTGCGGCACTGTGCAAAGAATACGGCTGGACAACTGATGATATTTACACACACCAGCATTGGACCGGTAAATATTGTCCGCATAAGACCTTAGACAGGGGCTGGGAACGTTTTGTCAACATGGTTCGTGAAAAGCTGGGCGAAGATGTCGGAGAACCGGACGATATGCCGTCAGAAGATAACCAGGGCGGCGATGACAGCGGCACAGATGTAAATGTTACATATGCCGTTCAGTTGGAAGATGGAACAATCCTGCCGGAAGTAACAAACTTAGAAGATTATGCCGGTATCCGCGGCAGGAAGGTTGTAGGTATTGCGGCGAGGGTAGACCGTGGTGAATTAAAGTATCAGGTTCACGTACTGGGCGGTGGCTGGCTGCCATATGTAACTGGCTGTGACTGGAATGATGCTGCAAATGGTTATGCCGGAAATGGTCGTGTAATTGATGCGCTTAGGGTGTATTACAGCACACCGGGCGATATTGTCGAAGCAGACGGCTACAAGAAAGCCAAGTACAGAGTTGCTCCGGCAGGCGGAAACTATTACAGCTGGCAGTGTGACGATGAAACGTCAAACGGACAGGACGGTTATGCCGGAATGATTGGACGTCCGATTGACCGGGTGCAGATTACGATTGAATAATTTAGGAGAAAACAGTGGCAATATGAAAAACTACATCGGCGTAAAAATTGTAAAAGCTGAGCCGAAGGAGAAGAATGGAGTACCTGGGTACGCTGTGAAATATCCGGATGGTTATGTATCATGGAGTCCGAAGGAAATCTTTGAAAAGGCATACCGGGAACTGGACTGCCAGGATTTCATCAACTCAGTAGAGTAAGTAAGGGAGCCTATGATCCGCAGGGGTTGTAGGCTCTTTTTTTATTGCAGAAAAGCGGAACAAGACTGCAGGTAAAATCAATATACAAAATAACCAAAATAAGACTGGGTATTTTGACGAAAAGTTCCCGAAAAGCGATAGGCGATTTTAGCACCTATCCTATGCCTAAAGACTAAAAGCCAGTATTGAACCGTGTACGAAGTCACAGACCTATATGTTTTCAGAGGTGTAATTATCCACATTATCCACACGCATTTGTGGATAAAATGCGCTTTTGAGAGTACGCAAATGAGCATATATTATTCTATCTCTAATATCTATTATCTAATCTCTAATATCTAGTAAAGAATCCTTGTAGAAACCTTAGAAGAAATCATGTAAGAAATCTTACAATGCACCAAGCAACCATGCGGGTTTGCGGTCCTCGCAAATGAAAATACGGAGCAATGCACCAGTTGGTGTTGATAATCCGGAAGTCGTAGAAGTTGTCGCAAGTGCGAAAATTATTTGATAAAAACTCGGAAAATAGAAGTATATCTATTGACAAATACGCAACTGCGAGTTATAATATAACCATAATCAAACAAAACAATTTGATTAAATCTACAGAAAGGAGAAAAGCCATTTGGGTAAGAAGAAACGAGACAAGGAACTCGAAGAACTCAGAAAAGAAAAGGAACTTCTCGAAGTCCAAAACCTCAAATTACAGATACGAGAAAAGCTGGCAGGCATTATCTCAACCATAGTGATACTGATAATTTCAGTAGTTACGGCAATTCTGAAATGGGTAGGTTTGATTGACTAACAAGTAGTTCCCTTAACAGTTGAGAGGCAGCAACACCGCCTCTCAACTGTTAAGTCTATCATAAAGGAGGCTGATTTGGCAATGAAGAAATTAAGACAGTTCCTACAGGCGGTGTTGTTCATCAACTTTATGGTTGGCATATACGACGGTATGAGAGCGAAGAATTTGGTAGCAATTTTGATAAATGGAGTAGTGGTACTGGCACTGATCGCCGGAGAAAAGGAAGAGAGGTAAACGATATGAAGTGGGACGTGAAACACGATAGAGCCAAGAAGGTATTAAACCATTTCCTGGATAATGCAGGGTACTGGACGGAAGTTGAGAATCTGACAGACGGACTGACAGAGGAAGAAATCCGGGAGGTCAACGCAGAGGTGACAACGATGATTCAGAGCATCACGAAGAGATACAAGCTGGACGTTATGCTTCCTGCAGATCCAGTCGTAGAGGAAAAGCCTCAGGAAGAAGTGAAGGCAGAGGAGCAGGCGGTTGAAGCACCTGCAGAGGAAGAACCGGCTGCAAAGCCGAAAAGACGTGGTAGAAAGAAGAAAGAGGAGGTTGCATAACATGGCATACGAGAGAAAGACAATCGACACCTGGGAGTTGCAGCTGAATTACGGGTACGGCTGGGAGTACACATTGACAGAGTTCACAAGAGAAGAGGCAAGGGCGAGACTGAAAGAGTACAGAGAGAATCAACCTCAGTACCCAGCAAGACTTGTTAAGAAGAGAGTAAGAAAGGAGGAGGTTGCATGAGTTCAACGGCAAAGCTGACGGCAGAGCAGATTGAGAACCTGGCAAAGGAAATCAGAGAGTTTCTGCTGGAGCATGGGTTATGGCAGGATGTAGACATCTATTTCAACGGAAAGCGGTTCACACAGCATGATCCGGTAACCGGAAAGTATTACTACAACGACAGGGAGCATCTAATCGAGGTGGCAGACCAGCCGGAGAGACATTTTGAATACGTTAATCCGGAACACATTCTCAGCATGAGTTTTGAAGGACCGGTATGCGAGATGCTGTACTACGGCATCCTTCCTTCGGTCAGAAGAGAATTTGACAAGATATTCGAGAGATACGGTTTGTATTATGAGTTCGGACATCACTGGAATTTCAGCTGCTATTACATCTGAGAAAGGAGAAAGCACAATGAATATTGGCGTGGAAGTATTAAAGGAAAGCGTAATCAGAGTGCAGTCTCAGTTAAACGACTGGATGGATTGCGTGTTTGTTGTAAGCAAAGATGATGAAGAGAAGGCAAGAGAGGTGTTGGAGAAAGCCTGGGACAGTTTTTGGGAAGATGGAGACGGCTGGTGCTATGGCAATTACCTGGAAGATAAGTTGGTAAATGCCGGTATTGCATTCGATGCATACTACGCAGATGCGGAGGAATAAGGACATGGAAGAATACAAGGACATATCGAGAGGCTTGAAAATGCTTCTCGGCAAGGCAGAAGAAATGGGGTGGAACTGGGAAGCCTACATTGAGCCGGACAACAGAAGAACCTATGTTGAAATCGGGCAGTCGTCACCTGCAGGTGAAGATTTCTCAATGACGATTGATTTCGATGAAGAGAACCAGGCAGATAGTTTCAAGGACAGCCTGGAAGCCTACTACGAAGATTTCGACATCGACGAGCATATTGAAATGTGGATAGAAGCCAAGAGAAGCGGAACGAGTGGAGTTCCTTCCACAAGGGAGCTTGTAAAGGATGCAGAAGTCATTGACGGTATGATATCGGAACTGTCGCAGGCCTTGCAGAAAGTAAACATCCCGGTGCTGGTTGGCAGTTACACGCCGCCGGATGAAAATGGAGAAGGCGAGAAGATCGTCCGTGAGTTCTACGGACAGGGACATATCTTCAAAGATGAAGATGCGTTTTACCACAGACCGGATGATCCGTGCTATATCCCGGAATTATCCGATACGGTGTACACGAGAAACAGCATCCTGCAGGAGTGTAACCAGCAGGACGATTTGGCAGAGGAAGTTTTCGAGGCGCTGGACTGGCAGCACGTAAGTAGCTTGCTGGAAGATTGGCAGAGAAATGGGGAGCTGGACACCTGCAAAGAATGCGGGAAGATGTTTAACTGCTACGGAGTAACGAAGTGTCCGTACTGCGGAGCAGATTATGAAGGAGGCGATGAATAATGGGCTACACCTGGTTAGGAATGCAAAAGCTGACCTGGGAAGAAGTTCTGCAGAGACACGAGAAGGGCGAACTGGCCGGATGTTTCAGACTGTACGATGACAACAGC